CATGTTGGTACGTCTAGGGTCATTGCCCAATCACTTGTAAGTTCTAGCCAATTAAGTATATCTGATCTCACTTTGTTTGCTTTGTTACCTTCAAAGTCCTTCCAATCAAACTTGATCACACCCTTTCCTATCTGATATCCACCTGAGTCTCCGACTATTGTGCTGAACTTTCTGTCTCTGTTCACACACATGTTGTCTCTGTCATTCACTTTTTCCATGTCCAAGCAGGCATGTCCTGCCGAGTACAGTGCAGTTGGGTATGTGAACATACCTTGTTCAGGATTCAAGAAGTTCAACCCTTCAACTCCGTTTTCAAAACCCTGTGGTATTCTCTCTGCTGGTATGTGTTTGCCTTCTGTGACTCTCTGCTTACTGATAAACGTGTTGTAGAAGTTTGATATAGCAGGCAAGAACACCGCGAAGTCTCTACTCAACTCCCCTAAGTGTTCCTGCTTGTTATTGCTCGTCGTCATTATTGCGCCTGTGCTGGTATGATGTATTGATACTTGCCCAACCCTGAGTCAACAGAGACCTGCATCGCACCCTCGTTAGAGAAGTGTAATGTGACCTTTGCTGAATCCGAAAGTTTAAGTATTTGTAACACCTGTCCTACTGGCCAACTCCAACCTTTGTTAAGTGTGCCCTTAACGTCAGTTGCAAACGTGAACTCACCACCATGCGATGCTTGATCACCAAAGGTGAAAATCAAGTTTCCATCCTCGGTTCTCACAACGAATGAGTTGTGTTCTGTGTTTGCAGTTGCCTGGAAGTTGAATCTCTGCACACTTGCCACACTCGGCTCGATCTCAACGTCCCACTTAACACCTTTGAACTTCACGGTCTTAAGTTTCTCGTTGATAATCTCGGCATTCATAAATCTGTAGTCGTTCTTGAAGTCACCCTTTTCATTCTCGAAGTGGATGCCTGTTGGAACCGTTGCACCGTTTCGCTCACCGGACAACACAGTTATGTTTGCCTTTTCCTTGTACTCCGGACACTTCAGGTGGATGTCTAACTTACCCATCTGAGGCATACCAAAAGTACCCGTCATCTCTGATTGTGGTTTGTGGAAAGACCCTTGTAGGATCACGGATCTGTCTTCTGCCATTGAATCAATTGCAGTCTCCTCAGTGCTACCACTGATTTTGACAAGATCTAGGAATCCCAGTCCATGCGTATGTTTAACGATGTCTTTTAAGATGTCTATCATAATGTCTTATTGTATAGTATATTTAGATCTTAGTCTAGTGTTATTTCAGAAACTTTGTACACAACTGGATTTTGTTTACCAGGGTTACGGAAAATGGCATAACTGGCTCCTGGACGGAACTGATTCATCTCCACAACCTCATAACCTTCGTCCTTTATCATCTTTTGCATATCAGTCTTGGTATTGTAGTTCCAGTAGCCTCTCTTGGCGAGATCCAGTTCCAGATCATAGTGGCAGTCTGCATAGTGTATGAATCCATACCCACCTGGTATAAGCACACGTTTGATGTCATGCAGGTACTGTTGTATGTGCTGTTGTGTGAAGAAAACAAAGGTGTCCCAACTGAATACCATATTACAACTGCCCTGCGGAACGGTCGAGCAGTCTGTCTTTGTTGTGGTGCAGAATTTCAGATACTTGTGATGTCTTGGATTGAATTTTTGTCTTATTACCTTTTCTCTGTCCAACAAAATGTCAACAAAGAAATTCAGCCTCCATGTTCTAAAATCCATAGAAAACATTCCGTTGCCTGGTCCAATCTCTAGGCTGTTGTAAAGGTTTGTTCTAGCAAACTGGAATATCTTGCTTTGAACCATTCTTGCTGTTACAGGATCAACAAACGGTTTCAATTTCTTTTGTTCTATGTCTCTACGGAACCACTCCGGGGTCTTGTCTAGTCTGTCTATGACCTCTTTGTTGTTTGCGTCAACAGCCAACTCTATGTCTTTTAGTATCTTGAGATTTGAATCTATGAGTGCCTGCAGGTCCTCTTTTTTGACCTTTTCTAGTTTCTCGATCAGTAGTTTTATTTCTTCTATGCTCAGCATACACTTATTTAGAATTCAAAAAGTTTGTTGAATGTATTACTGGTTTCTGTTGATTGAACGTCCCACCCCAGAACCCCTATAAGATTGTCTATCTTTTGATCTAGTATTGTTGATTCCATTGCATCACCATCAAAAGGCAAATCTTTGAACCATTCCGGAATACGCATCTCATCTACTGGATATGCGATGCTCGTATAACCCATTGGGTTATTCTTGAGTTTGCACACAATCACTTTTGCACCATCTGTTATTGGCATACTGTACTTGTCACCATACATCTCCCTGCATCTGTTCCAGTTCATACTTGCCCTCACGTGTCCCGGCATGTTTGCTCTACCCTTGGCTTCTTCAGCCGCTGTGTACTTGGTCATGTTGTTTGCCCTCTTGGGTGATCCTTTCTCCCAACCTGGTCTCGATTTGAACTCCGCTCTAAATTCACTTATTCTATCTAGTACATTCTTCTCTTCTTTTCCTGTGAGCACCATGTACAGAAGATCACTCAAGAAGTCTTGCACGAACACAGGAGTGTCAGATCTTTTCAGATCCAATCCCATTGCCTTCATTTTTCCTTCTTTGCCTTCCACGTCTGTACGATTGCCTTCCACGTCATAATACAGCACTGCATATCTTTTCTTCGTGATGAACAGTCCCTTTGATGCAACAAGTTCCCTACCTGCTTTGATTACTTCTCCCCTCGTGCTTGGAGTGTGAAATGCCTTCGTCATGAATGCCTTGAACGATCCATTTACTTCTTCTGCAATTTTATCATACAACGCAATCACAGATTCTTTGGTCCACGGAATAGTGCCTTCGTTTATTTCTTTCTTTAAAGTTTTGTGTGCTGAAAAATATACAGAGTCTGTGTCGCCATATACAACACTCTCACCTTTGTGGTCATACTTGCCTGCGACTATCTCGTTCACTTTGGATCCCATGTGTTTTGTTATACATCTGCCTGTCAATGTCACACTTTGTCCTATACGTATGTCAAAGAACCTACATCCTGGATTCAAGATTGCACCATACAGACTGTTCAGGTTAATCTTTTTGACAAGTTGTCTCTTGTCCCAATACTCTCTTTCAATCTCGTTGTCTCCGCAGTCACGCATCTTCTGTTGCATCTCCTGTCTCTCTGCGTACCAACGTTTCAATAATCCTGGAATGATCGCTTCATACTCGTACGTGAATATTGTACCATTGGCACTCAACATCCATTTGTTGTTGCCGTCGAATACTATTTCATAAAGTTGTGCCGCACTCATACGCACACTGGTCTTGTCCTCCCAGTCCACAATTATCTCTGTGCCTTTTTCCTTGTTCATCACTGCTTGGTACTCCCAACTGCCGAACTGGCTATCCCAAGCCGCCGCAAATGACTTCTTGGCGTGTTTGGCTCTGTTGATCTCTGCTGAAGTTATCACAGGTCTGATCTGTCCCACGATTGTCTCAGGTCCCATGTTCAGTGCCCTAATCACACTTGGGTACAGTGAGTTTATGTCGATGGATCCTATCCAGTCATGTATTCCTTTTTGCGGAGTTGCCACGTATGCACCTGCCGCCGGTTGGTTCTCTTCACCATCCTTCTTGTATTTCCTGCCAGGCACAATCATGCCACGTCTGTGCGTCTCATTCACTATGGCCTGTTCTGTTACCGCGACAGCACCCATTGTTGTTTGTAGTAGCACGGTATTCTGGTGTGCAATCTCGTTGGCAAGTTCTATGAACTTCAATTTCTTTTCGAGTTTGGCCAACAGTGCAGTATCTTGCCTGTTGTATTCTATGAACAATCCAAAATCGTTTTTATACAGGTTGTCTAAGGAACCCTCGTATACAGTTTTCTTCTCACCCAGCTCATGCTCTCCTATCGCATCAAGTCTGAAACTGTGTCTCTCCTCGTATGTGTATTTCCTATAAAGTTCTAGCAAGTCCAAGTGTACCCGACCGATCAGATCAAAACTCAACTGTTCCCTGCCGTATTTTTCAAACACTCTTTTCTTGGGTTTTTGACCCCAGAAGCACAATCTCCTTGTGTCATCACCACTCAGCACTTTCTGTATCCTACCAACTGTGTATGGAATATCATATCCCTCACTGTTCCATCCTGACAGTATGTCTGCGTCTTCCACTAGTTGTAAGAATGCGTCCAGCATGTCTTTCTCTTTCTCGAACAACATCGTATTTGAAAATCTCTCTGTCAAGACTTTTGCATCTTGCATACTGATTGTCTTTGGAGGCACCGCAAGGGTGACCAGTTGATCCGTCCAGCTCATATAACAACTTATGGCAGTTATGGGCATGAACGGATCATCTGTCGTTGAGTAACCCCTCTCAGGGTCAAAGTCAACTTCGATATCAAAGAACATGGTGTTCAACTTGGGAGTCTCCTTGCCTAGGTAGTTCTCCTCAAGGCATCTGAACACTGGATTGATATCTTGTTCATAAAGTTGCTTGTTGGACCTAATCCTCTGCTCCTTAATGAATTCCTTGTTTGTCTGACACACCACTCTCTGCAATGGTTCTCCAGTCATGCTTCTGTGTTTGCCCCTCGCATCTGGATAGTAGAAAACGTAACGTGCATCGTATTCTACGAACACACGACCCTTCTTGGGATCACGTTCTACGACGTATATCCTGTCTTCGTCTTTTTTGTATAGTGCGTCTATGTAACTCATTTAAAAAAATACTCTTATGTTTCCTATTACATTCATTATAGTAAACCATGATGCCAGAAAGCAAGTCCAAATAATTCTCCTACGATATGCCGCAACGGCCAGTGTGGTTGAACCTAAAAGATACAACGGAAAAATCCATTGCATGTCAGGCCCAGGGGAAGTAAAAGTTAATAGTGCTGATCCCCAAATGGTCACAGTAACAGAGAATACTTCCAAATAAAATGCAAGTCTATCTGTGATATAACTTTCTACCCAAAATTCTTTGAGTACTTTTAACACTATAATTTGCCGGCTGTGTTCAGTATGCTTTCAAGTGTGTCCATGTCATCGGCAATGTTTTGATAGTTGCCTCTGTGTGCCACAGATATTGCTTTGTTGATTAGTGCTGGTTTTAGTTCAAGCTCTTCTGATATTGCTTTTACTGTGTCTTTTAAACCACCTTTAAGGTCTTCGACTTCACCTAGTACTTGTGAACCTTGTGATATGATTTGGATAAGTTTTTGTTTTTCCGCATCGTTGAAGTTTCTTACTGCCATTTGTTTCTCCTGTTGTTATTCAACAAGTATATAACAAATGTAATGCGGAGTCAATTGGTATTTGGATTATTCCGTGTGGCCTTTGTGTCGACCTTTTTTAGCAGTTTCGCCTTTTTGCATGGCCTCTGCCCAAACAACCATATTGTTTACCAAACTCTTAACCATGCCAATGGTTTCTGAATCTTTTAATATGTTGTCCTTGCCTTGTGCTTCTGATTCAATATTACACAATGGAGGTACTGTAAGAGATAGATTTGATGCAAAACTGTATAAAGTACCTGTGATGTGTTGCCATCCATCCACTGCACCGGATACAATACTCCCAAACACTTTACCCATCATAGGTTTATAATGATGATCATCTATGCTCCAAGTGTCAATATAATCCAATCTTTCGATCAATGCCTGCGTGTGACTGCTGAACATACCCCACCATATAGGAGTAGCAATAACAATACCTGCCACATCTGGTTGTATCATTCTATGAATTACTGGACGTAACTCATCATCTTCATCTTCTGTGCTGTTCTTGTAATTTAAATCTGCTGTGTTTACTATCTCACACTCATGGCCTAATTTGTTAAAACCCATCTTGACCATTTCACATATCACTGATACATTTGATTCTGTGCTTGGTTTAAGTGTTCCGTTTACAATTATAAATTTCATATTATTTCTTTTTTGTTTTTACGTTCTTGGCTTTGCCACGTCTATTTGCGTTTGGATCTTTTCTACGTTTTCTACTTGCCGCAGACTTCCTTCCTTTTTTGCCTAGTGCGTTTGCTTTTGATCTTGGTAGACATTTAGGTTTACCTTCTTTTGAAGAACCTCTTGCACAGTCTCCTCTGATCTTTCCATCTGGACCAAAACGTACCCATTTGTCTTTGAACCATTTTTTTAAATTTTCATTTAGTGTTTCTTCAAATACTAATTCACCGCAGTTCACACAGAAGTCTACGTCTTCTGCTTTTACGCAATTAGGTACACGTTTGCCGAACATGGTTTTCATGCCCTTCTTGGTGTAGCCTTTCCAACATCTTTCTGTGATTACTTCTGTTATCTTCATTTTTTGCTCTTGTTTCCCCAGTTGGCCGCACCCTTTTTACGACACTGAACTAGAGCACCAGAGGCATAGGCTGAAGGCCAAACTTTATATCTTGATTTTACTTTGTGATAGCAGGCATCTTGTTTCTCTGCTAGTTGTTCAAATTCTTCTTCTGT